AAGTGAAAGAATCTGGAATGCCACCTAATACTAATATTGGGTGTGTTCAAGTGAAGAAGATAAAGCAAGCATGAATCCTTTAGTTGTCAAATTAGCATACGAAGCATTAAAAAAAGCTGGGATCATGGTTACTATGGACCAGATCAAGCAGTGGCTTGAGAAGAATGAGATAGATGGGGGCGATCATGACTCGCTTTTAATAGACCTAAGTTTAAAAAAAGAAGATCAGGGGGATGATAGAGAGATGTTAGATGCTTTAAAAAATAGCACCTCAGAAAATCCTCTTTATCGGGAACCAATATCAGATATGCACCAACGAGAGTTAATGCCTCATCGTTGGGTTGCGGCTTATGGAGATGAACGAGAACAGACAACCGACTTTGGCCCTGCGGAAGATTACAATCAGGCCCTGCCAGAGGGGTATCTTGGAGTCCAAGAAAAACCAATGATTGAAGATGTCAGAGAGCTTTACAACTCAATGACTAGATGGGACAGAGATAGAGATAGTATGGTAGATGCTCTTAATGAACTTAAATCATTAAAAGATGTGAAAAGCGATCTGGTTCATAGTCCCGAAGGAGAGTTTTTTTATAAAGGCAATGTGGAGAGCAGTTCTATTGATTTATTGAATAAACTAATGCCATACAGAGAGCCACCGATACAACAATATCCTGCTAGTCAATACCCGGGTGGGCCGGGAAAAACCACAATCACTCCCGACAGAATACCAGCAAGAGAAGGAATTTGGATGGATGTATTGAGAAAATTTAAGGAGAACCGATGAAGAAGATGCGAGTAGTAAAAAAGCCTAAACGTGTTAAAGTTAAGAGAGTCAAACCTAAACCCGGAGTTGGAGGATACTAATGAACGATATGATAAACGCATTAAAAGGTAAAAAGACGTATTTAGTAGCAATAGTAGCTGTTAGTGGATTGTTTTGTGAAATGATGGGGTTCGCTAGTATGCCGAATAATTTCTATGAAATTCTCGGCTTTGGTGGACTTGCAACAGTTCGTGCTGGTATGAAAAATAAATGACAATTCTTGTCATATTAGCAATATTATCAATTTCTGCAACTATTGGTGGTTATCTGATATGGGTTGGAAAGAAAATAGCGAAATCGGATCAAGCGGATGAAATTCTTGACGCAGTTGGCGACATACACAAAATGGAACGTGAGCAGACAGCTAAGACGGCTGACATTATTGAAAAAGGTGTTGTTGCTGACCCCAATAATGCTGTCGCTAATTCTTTTCCACGGGTGCGGTCACCGAATTTTCGGAGGAGAGCAAGAGCTATTCCCGATTCACAACCGCCCGACACCACCTAATATCGAATGGCATCTGGAAGACAACCAGATGTTTTTATCGGTGGAAGACTATGAATCATTAAGAGTTTATTCCATTGAAATGGATGGTCTTGTTAACACTTACGAACAACAGATCAGCATTATCAATGGTAAATGAGTGCGTACAGATATTCAGGCAAAAATTTATTCGGGAATCAGATACCGAAAGTTTTGCAATGTGAAGATATTCTGCCTCCAAAAGCAAGCGAAATTTTTCCATGCAGAGTCTATGATGCTGAAGGAAAATTAAAGTGTGTTATTACGAAAAAAGAAATAATAGAGCGGAGGTACAAGCACCCGAGAAAATATAAAGGATGGGGCAATGATTAAATTATTGATTTTACTGTTTATGCTTGTCTCCGCCCCAGTCTATTCTGAAGAAATACCAGAAGCTCCTGACATTGGATTGCTGACAAAATGGGATCCATTGCCAGATGGAACAATGATCTTGGAATTTTATGGTTCTTATTACAGACATCATATTCTAAGCTCAAGACAAAAAACTGAATGTTCTGAAGTTATTATTGGGGAAAACGTAGTTGCATTAATTACAAGACCAAATTTCCAGACTTGGGAGTATATCATCAGCAAAAAGCCAGTTTTCTACAGTAAAGACGGAAAAGTTTGGATTTGGGTGGAGAAAAAAAATGAGTAGTTTTTTAAGATTATTAGTTGGTCTGGCAGTTATAATAACTGTATTGATTTACTTTGCTAATGTTTAGAGATATTATTATGTTGTATAGATATTTCAAGAAGATGTACGCTTATTTGCATTGGGGTTATTACAAGTCTTACAAAGAAGAAGTATTATCTGGAACGTATTCTAACTGATGTCAAGTTTATCTGTTAAGAAAAAAAAGTTTTTAGACAAGATAAGCGAGCCTTTAAATTATAAAATGAGGCGAGTGCTTGAACAGATGGGTGGGGATGAACTGATAAGAAACTATATCAAAGAACATCCATCAAAAGCATTTTCTACGCTTGCAACACTTGAACCTAAGAATATTCATGTTCAGCAGGAACATAGAATAAATTTCGTGCAGATTCCTCAAAAACAATCTTTACCAGAGGATATTGAAACTAATGTCATTGACATCACACCAACAAGTTAAGTTTACAAAACTTAGAGTAGCGGAAGAATGGTTGTTTGACGCTTATAATGAGGGAGATGTCGAGCCAGAATATCTTTACATGAGCGAAATGGATGCTCTAATGCTTTACGATACTGAAGATTTGTCTACAATTTTTAATATTGAAAGATTTGATAATAACATGGTAAAGCTGTTCCCAAAGAGAGAAGAAGGTTTTGCTTGTTAACAAAAGAACAGAAAAAGCACGGCGAATGTCTATGGTCGCCAACACCAAAACAACAGGAGTTTTTGTCAAGTTCATTTGACGAAGTATTATACGGGGGATCGGCAGGGGGCGGTAAGTCTGATGCTCTCTTGATAGATGCCTTAGGGCTGAATCAAGACGCACTAAAATGGAATAGATACAGAGCCATTTTGTTTCGCAAGACTTTCCCTGAATTAAGTGAGTTGGTAGATCGGTCAAAAGCAATTTATCCGCTTATATTTCCCGGTGCCACTTACAGTATGTCAGAGCATGAATGGAGATTTCCGTCTGGCGCTAAAATCTTTTTCGGATACATGGACAAAGATGAAGATAGATACAAGCATCAGGGGAGTGAATATCAATGGGTTGGTTGGGATGAACTGACTCACTGGGCGACTCCCGTTTGTTACAAGTATTTGCAATCGAGAACAAGAAGCATCAACCCGAAGATACAGGTCTTTACAAGATCGACTACTAATCCGGGTGGTAGAGGACATGCTTGGGTCAAAGATTATTGGCAGATTCCAAATAGTGGAACAATGACTCAATATTGTCATAAAGAAACTATAGCTGGGCATGAAGCAAAGTCTTACCGACAATTTATCCCAGCAAAACTTGACGATAACCCATATCTAAGAGAAAGCGGTTATCGTGAAATGCTGTTAAAACTACCAGAGAAAGATCGCAAGAAACTTCTCGATGGTAGGTGGGACGTAACAGAAGGGCAGTTTTTTACAAATTGGGACCCGATGCACCACATTGTCGA